CGGAGCAGATTTTTACAATCATGCTATTACGGGGGGGGTAACGATGACATTGGCTGCCGCCAGACCTGACCACCATCATCTCCCATGTGCGCTTATCCCTTATACCTTGAAAATCCGCTCTGGCTGTGAAGGGGGGGGAAGGGCGCTTTGATACAGGAAGATAAGAGCGCAACGCTCTCCTGCAACAATGACCAGACTCTTTTTGTTCCCACACAGACCGAGAACGGCGAAGTCATCTATCTGGCTCGAAAGCTCACCCCGACCGAGTGTGCGTCCCTTCAAGGGTTCGAGAAAGACTGGTGTGCGCTGGTTCCTCATAAGGACTCTGCGGAGTACAAAATGTGGGGAAACGGCATGGCTTTCCCCTGTATGCTCTACATCATGGAGGGTGTTCAGGAAGTCCTTGCTGAAAGGTATCTGGATAATCTTTTTGGAGGTGATACCGCTGAACCTTGAACCATTCATTTTCGACTGCGAGGTGTTTGCCTACGATTGGCTTTTCGTCTTCAAAAACAAGGTCACGGGGGAATACACCGAGATTTGGAATGACAATGAAGCGGTCGAGCAGTTCATGACCCAAGAACCCCTGTTGGCTGGGTTCAACAATAAGCACTATGACCAATTCATTCTGAAAGCGGTTCTCTCAGGTTTCACGCCGGAGGAAATCAAGGCGGTCAACGATTTCATCATCGTTGGTGGTCACGAGGGCTGGGAGTATGCCCCTCTCCGTGACTGCGGGATTTTCTTCGATCAATATGACCTGATGGACGATTGCCAGATGGGTTTGTCCCTGAAAGCAATCGAAGCGCACCTCGGAATGGACATTCGTGAAACCACTGTTCCGTTCAACATCGACCGCCCTCTGACTGAGGACGAGAAGCGAGAGGTCGAGTTCTACTGCCGCCATGATGTTGACGCAACCGACAGGTTGGACGATCTTCGTCAAGGCTACCTGTCCAGTAAGCTCACGCTGGGTCGTGAAAAGGGGCTGTATCCTGCAAAAGCCCTCTACATGACCAACGCCAAGCTGACCGCTGCTTACCTTGACGCAGAGCAAAAGCCGCACTATGACGAGCGGGAATATCAATATCCGCCGAAGCTGCTTCGTCAGTATATTCCGCAGGAAGTGTTCGACTTCTTCGAACGGTTGAAGGATAAGAGTATTCCTGACGAAGTGGTGTTCAAGGAAAAACTCGATCTGATGGTAGGCGGTTGTCCTTGCACCATCGCCTACGGCGGTATTCACGGAGCTATCCCGTGTTACCGAGAGGAAGCCACGGAAACCCGCTCTATCCGCAATAAAGATGTTGCAAGCTACTACCCACACCAGATGACCTTGAACGGTTATTGTAGCCGAAACATTCCCTCTCCCGATGTGTATGCCGCCACCATTGAGCGGCGTGTTAAGGCAAAGAGGGCTGGCGATAAGGCTACGGCAAACGCTTTGAAGCTGGTGCTGAACACCACCTACGGCGCTATGCTGAACCGCTACAACGACCTGTATGACCCGCTCATGGGGCGTTCGGTTTGTATCTCAGGCCAGTTGCAGTTGCTTGAAATGGCGGAACATCTTGTTCAGGACTGCCCCACCTTGAAGATCATTCAGCTCAACACCGATGGTATCATGGTCAGCCTTGATGACTGCGATGTTCCCGTGTATCAGGAAATCACGCAGGAGTGGCAGGACAGAACCGGTTTCGAGTTGGAGGAAGACCTTATCAAGATGATCTGTCAGAAAGATGTGAACAATTATGTCGAGGTTCCCTTCGAGGGCGACCCCAAAATCAAGGGTGGTGTTCTCGTTCGTGGGATTGCCCCGGCAGGAGCGTTCAACATCAATAACAACGCTTGTGTGGTCGCCAAGGCGGTCAAGGATTATCTGGCCCACGGTGTTCCGGTCGAAGATACCATCATGAGCTGCGACCGCCTGCTGGACTTCCAGTTGGTCGCCAAGGCCGGGAGCAAGTATGGTGACGCTCTCCATGAGGTAGACGGTCAGATGGAGGTCGTACAGAAGGTCAACCGGGTATATGCCACGGAAGATCATCGGTGCGGAACCCTTTACAAAATTCACCTCGGCACTGGCAATCCCGTCAAGATTGCTGGACTCCCCGCAAAATGTGTCGTGGACAACGACAATCACCTGACGATTGATGTAGTTGACCGTGACTGGTATATCCGGCTGGCACGGCGTTATGTCCGAGATTTCCTCGGTGAGAAGCCGCCTAAGCGGAACACCCGCAGAGTTAATTCCATCAAGAAAAAATTATTAGAAATGTTGGAGGTATAAATATGGCTACTACCAAGAAAGTCGCTGAAACTGCGGCGGTGGATTATTCCACCATGAATGTGTTCAAGAAGTTGCAGCTTGCCCGTGTGCGTTTCCTCGAAGCTGGCGTGGACAAGAGCGGCAAGCACATGAAGCTCGAATATAAGTATTTCGAGCTGGCGGACATTGTTCCCAAGGCCGAGCAGATTTTCCTTGAAATCGGTCTGATGATGGTTCCGTCCATGTACGGCGACAAGGCGACCGCTCGTGTCTACAATGTCGATGACCGTGAGGACTTCATTGACTTCGTTGCACCGTACACCCCCATCGCCCCCATCGTGTCCAACGCTGGTAATCAGGTCACAAACGAAATGCAGGCGACCGGTAGCTCCATCACCTACATTCGCCGCTATCTGTGGCAGCTCGTTCTTGACATTGTGGAGCATGACAGTATCGACAGCGGCGAGTTTGACACGACCCCCGCACCCGCTCCCGCCGTCACCAAGAAGCCTCCTGTAACCACTGAACAGCGTCAGGAGATCAAGAAAGAACTGACCGGCGCTCCTGCTGGTGCGGCTACCGAGGAACAGGTCGGTACGCTGAAAAGCCTGCTGAAAAAGCTCATGGATATTGACGCAGAGCAGGAACAGTTCGTGCAGACCATCGCCATGAAGACCGAAGGTTTCTCCAAGATCGAAGCCGACAAGTGTGACGCTCTGATCGAGGGCGTGAACAATATGCTGGCTGGCTACGAAATGAAAACGGCGAAGGAGGGCTAAGGCATGATTGAAATTGATTGCCGTAAGTGCGTCAATGCAGACTTGGAAGCGGATTGCTGTAAGCTCTATGGTAACAACCCTGATACTGCCGTTCGGGAATGTGCCGCTGACGAATTTGTGAATTATAAGGAGGTAAACAAAAATGGAATGGCTTGACGGCAACAAAATCCAGATTATCCCTCCCAAGCGTCCGAAGAAGCTGACCGGTACTCGCTTCGCCACTATCCTCGGTCTGAACCCGTGGTCTACGCCGTTCGAGATTTGGTGTGAAGTGACCCGCACCTACCAGAAGCCTTTCGAGGATACCATCTACACCATCGCCGGTAAGACCATCGAACCTAAGCAGGCTGAGTACATGAAGCAGACCTACTTCATGAGCAATTTGGTCACGCCGACCGACATTTGGGGCAAAGACTACTTCCACCAGACCTACGGTGACTTCTTCAAGGAAAGCCCCGTCCTCGGCGGTATGTGGGACTACTTGCTCTATGGCAAAGATGGTAAGCCTACCACCGTCCTCGAAATGAAGACCTCCAAGCGTGTCGAGGACTGGAAGGACGATATTCCTGAGTATTACGCTTTACAGGCGGCGTTGTATGCTTACCTTCTCGGCGTGGACGAAGTTATCATGGTCGCTTCCTTCCTCGAACCCAAGGACTACGATGACCCTGAGAAGTTCGTGTGCAGCGGTGAGAACACCATCACCCGTCCCTTCAAGGTGTCCGAGCGGTATCCTGACTTCGAGAAGAAATATGTAAAGCCTGCCCTGAAATGGTGGAAGGACTTCGTTGAGAGCGGCATTTCTCCCGCCTTTGACGAGCGCAAGGACGCTGAAATCCTGAAAGCCCTCCGCACCAACAACCTGTCCCCCGAAACGGACATGGCGGCACTGGTTAAGGAAGCCGAAGACCTGAAAGACACCATGGAACGAATTTTGGCTCATGAAGGTATCCCGGACATGGAAAAGCGGTACAAGGTCGTGACTGACATGATTAAGAAAGCCGCAATCGCTCAGTTCCGTGACGGTGACAAGAAGGTGTCTATCGCTGGCTCTACCTATAATTGGGAAGTCAGCCGTACTTCCACCACGAAGATCGACAAGGACGCTATGAAAGCGGACGGTATTCTGGCGAAGTACACGACCACCGAGGACAGCTACCGCATTTCCCCGAAAATTATCAAGGAGGATTGACCTATGAAGTTTTCCAAGTTTGTGAAGTCCCTCGCCCCTGATGGCGGCGCTATCTACGAGTACATGGACGAACGCTGGCTTGCTTCCCCGTCCGTACTTATGCTCATTCCCGATGGTATCCGCAGCGTGACCGGGTACAGCAACGAGAAAATGCCTGACGGCATTGGTCGCCTGATTTCTCAGGTCGGTTGCACCGAGTACGCCACGCTGGTCAAGGCGGTAATGCCTGAGCCGGACGGCGCAATCAAGGATTGTGTCCGTATCTTCGCTACGCAGAACAGCACCATGACCCTTCCCGTCACCAACGATGACTGGTCGCTGATCGAGAAGTCTGATTTCTGCGAAATCTTGTACGCTTACGATCTGGAAAGCGACAAGAGCGTACCGAAAGCCCTGCTGGTCAAGCAGTACGCCAAGTACCCCGATGATGAAGACCAGTTGGTTGGTATCATCTTCCCCTGCGAGTACACAGAACAGCTCAATTTCCACACCATGAGGGAGGACAAGTGATATGAAAGCAATGTTGAGTCAGCCGATGGCTGGTAAGACTCAGGAGGAAATCGTTGCCACCCGTGAAAAGGCTATCGCTGCTTTGAAAGAGCAGGGGTACGAGATCGTAAACACCCTGTTCACCGATGAATGGTACAGTAGCGAAAGCATGAAGGAGCGGGGCGTGGTGCAAATCCCTCTGTGCTTCTTGGCGAAATCTCTGGAAAACATGAGCCTGTGTCACGCCGCTTATTTCTGTCACGGTTGGGAGAAAACCCGTGGTTGCCGTATCGAGCATGAAGCCGCCTGTGCTTACGGCTTAACCATAATCTACGAAGACGGATACAACATTTTGAACAACGAACAGGAGGACAAAAACAATGGCTAAAATCGGACTCACCGAGGGTTTCACCCTCATTCCCGAAGGTACTCATGTCTTTCAGATTACCGATGTGAAGTACAAGGAAGACTTCGGCAAGCTGGAAATCTATATGCAGACGCAGAACGGCAGTAAGCACATCGAGCGATTCTCTCTGCTGAAATCCGATGGCTCTCCCAACGAGGGTGCATACAACGCTTTCAGCTACTTCGCCAAGACCGCCCTCGGCAATTTCGACCTGACCGAGATCGACCACACCGACCTGATTGGTCACTTCATCGAGTGCGATGTGGAACATGATGTTCAGGAGAACAAGAAGAAGCCCGGACAGAGCATTACCTTCGTCCGTTTGGCTGATAAGCGCCCCTCTGAGGGCTGGGGCGGCTCTGGCAATACGGTTGCTACCCCCACTGTTAAAACCGCTCCTGCGGCTTCTCAGACGGCTCCTAAGACCCCGATGGATTTGGCAGCTCTCCTTGGCTGATACCGAGTGCGAGGGAGGGCTAAAATAAAACGCTCTCCCTCGCCAATGGTATGTTGAAAACTATGTTAAAAGTGAGGATAAGCTACAATGGCAGAAGCCTATATTTGTTCGCTCTCCAAGGTTCAGCGCCACGCTGAAATCTGCAAGGAGATCAACAAGCTCTATGAGCAGAAAAACCATGACTACGGCGACAGTTTCCACCAGACCTTTGTTGAAGAAGGAATGGCGATGGCTCGTATTCGTCTGGGCGATAAACTCAGCCGCTTCAAGACCCTTTCCCGTGGCTGTGAGCAGAAAGTCAATGACGAGTCTATCCGGGACACCCTGATTGACCTTGCCAACTACGCCATTATGACGGTGCTGGAAATGGAGGTAGCGGAAGATGTTGCAGATTAAAACCATTCGAAACCGTCTGGACAATCCCACCCTCTTTGACGATGAAGTAAATGCGGCTCTGCGTGATGGGTGGACTCTGAAAAAGAGAACCGTTCTGCGGCCTATCGGCCAGTCCGAGTCCGTCTATATGCACACAATGTTGTATGCAGAGTTGGAGAAGGAGGTCGCTGACGATGACGCTGAATGATTATCAGAAAGCCGCCGAGCGTACCTCCGGCAACCTGACTTCGTGGGATAAGGTTCGCAACGGCTGTTACGGTCTGAACGGCGAAGCCGGAGAGTGTATCGACATTCTGAAAAAGACCGAGTTTCAGGGCCATGACTTCAACCCGATGAAGATGGTTGACGAGCTGGGCGATGTTCTCTGGTATGCCGCACAGTTGGCGACCGGCTTGGGTGTGACCCTCGAATATGTGGCACAGCACAATGTCGATAAGCTGCTGGCTCGTTACCCTGACGGGTTCGACAGCGAAAAGAGTATCCATAGAAAGGAGTACGAAAATGCCTGACTGCTTTTCCAAGTCCGAAGCGACCGATTTTCTGAACTTCATGAAGCTGCCTGACGGAACCTCTGTTGTTTCTGATGACCTGATGGAATATCTGATGGCCTACGGCTTCTTCACAGCTCCCGCTTCCACCAAGTATCACGGCAATTATGAGGGCGGTCTTCTGAACCACTCCCGCATGGTCACGGAGTACCTTCTGGCGCTCACTCAGGCCAATCACCTGATCTGGCGCAAGGCTCGTTCTCCCTTCATCGTGGGTATGTTCCATGACCTATGTAAGATCGACCAGTACCGCCACCCGGTAACGGGCCACATTGAAGAATTTAATGGTGGGCGCACACCAATCTATGATGAACAGGCGTGGGAGTACAACCCCGACACCCTTCTGAAAGGTCACGGCGATAAGTCCGTCATGCTTCTCTCTCAGTTCTACACGCTGACTGATGAAGAAATCATGTGTATCCGCTATCACATGGGTGCTTTCACCGACAAGTCCGAGTGGAACGATTACACCAGAGCCGTCCGCCAGTATCCGAATGTGCTGTGGACGCACCAAGCCGATATGCTGGCAAGCCATGTTGCGGGGGTGTGAAGTATGTATATTCCAACGGTTTCTTTCGATTTCGATGGCGTAATTCATTCCTACCGAAGCGGGTGGAAGGGTGCCGCTGTTATTCCCGACCCTCCCGTAGAAGGGATTAAAGAGGTCATTGAACAACTCATAAGCGATGGTTTATGTGTGGTCATCTGTTCTTCTCGTGCGGAGTCCTTTGAAGGACAGGCGGCGATTGCTGAATGGCTGAAACGCTACGGGTTCCCGATGGTGCAAATTCAAGCGAGAAAAGTTCCTTCCATCGTTCATGTCGATGACCGTACAATCTGTTTCGATGGCAGAGCAAACCACCTCCACGAACAGATTATCAACTTCAAACCTTGGTATGAAAGGAAGTCTGAAAGTGAAAATCATTGAACCTTCTGTGGAGCTTATTAACGCTCCCGATTATAAGACCCTTCTGACCACCATCGAAGCCGCAGGGCGCACTTGCTATAAGTCCGAGGACAAAATCACGGACGGAAGTGCAGAGAAGTTCGTCCGGGGCATTATCAAGCGGGATCATGAAGCTGTCATTGAGCATGGCTCTCTCACCGTCCGCTTCATCTGCGACCGGGGCGTGAGCCATGAGATTGTCCGTCACCGTCTGGCGGCGTTCTGTCAGGAGTCCACTCGGTACTGCAATTACGGCAAGGAGGGCTTCGGCGGTGAGATCACCGTCATTCGTCCCTCGACCTTCGCCAAGACCGACTCAACCTACCACATCTGGAAGCGGTCGTGTGAACACGCTGAGGTCGCCTACTTTGATCTGCTGAATGAGGGTTGCACCCCGCAGGAAGCTCGATCTGTCCTTCCGAACAGTCTGAAAACCGAGGTGGTTATGACCGCTGATCTCAGAGAATGGCGGCATTTCTGCCGTATGCGCTGTCCCGTAGCGGCTCACCCCGATATGCGGGTCGTTGCCAATATGCTCCTGACCCTGCTGAAACAGACCTATCCCGTCTTCTTCGAGGACATTGAGGTATGAGGATTAAGAAAGCTGGCGGTAAGGTATTCGGTGCGGTCTTAACTGCCGCCGAGAAGAAAGCGATGAACATGGAAATCAATCGTCAGATTGTGGAAGCCGACAGGCGCTACGCCGATGACATTGACGCTATGGTGCTTTATACCCTCCATGTTCACCTTGGTTTCGGCAAGAAGCGCCTGCGGAAGTTCTATGACGCTTTCTCCGCCGAGCATGACCGCCTTATCCAGTATTATCAAATGCCGGACGATTACACATGGCTCTGCAAAGAAATGTTGAAGCGTATCGGCGTTGATGTTGAAGCATGGAACAAAGAAAGGAGAGAACCCGATGAAACTGAAAAGCATTGACGGCAAAGTGCCGTATATCATGGCTGCTGGAAAGGACTTCGTGAAAGATGAAATGTCGCTGGCGGCGGCAGAGCAGATTTGTTCCCGTGGAACACAGACCGCCAGCAAGCTCTTTCCCGATTTCCCCATCTGCATAGATGGCAAGTTCTATTTTGCTGGAACCTCGACAAAGCCCAAGTCCAGCAAGTCTAAGACCCCTTGCGGGGGCTGAGATTTTCAATCTTCCTGTGGTTCGTCACCATTGTCGCAGTCCTTTGTCTGAAATTACCCACGGTTGAGGTTGAAGAACCTTCTCCCGTTGTCGAGGTGGTAGAGGTAGTCACCCCTGAGCCAGAACCGGAGGTGACACCTCAGCCGTGGACAGACGAGGAAGTGATTGTACTGGCGAAAATGCTATGGGGAGAAGCCAGAGGGGTCAGCTCTGACGCTGAGAAAGCTGCTTGTGTGTGGTGTGCGCTCAACCGTGTCGATCACGGCTACGGCGACATTATAACGGTCGTGACTACACCCAAACAATTTGTAGGGTACAACGAAGAAAACCCGGTCGATGATGGTTTGATTACTCTCTGTATAGATGTACTGACCCGCTGGTACGCAGAGAGAGAAGGTCAGGTTGAGGTCGGTCGTGTCCTCCCTGCGGATTACTTGTGGTTCTCTGGCGATGGCAAGAGAAATCACTTCCGCAACGCCTACCGTGGCGGTGATAGATGGGATTGGTCTTTACCGAGTCCGTATGAAAGCTGAGGTAAGCCTATGAGCTATTTGGATATACCCGCCGAACTCCGAGCGGAAAAGGCATGGGTCAATGTATGGGAAGGGTCAAAGGTTCCCATGCAGGCTACCGTGAGAAAGGCGGCTTCTTCCTCTAACCCGGATACATGGTCAAATTACATTGATGCTGAACACAATGTCCAGCACGGCTACTATGACGGTCTTGGCTATGTGTTTCACGATACAGGGGTTGTAGGTATCGACATTGACGATGGCTTTACTGATGGGCTTCTAAACCCGCTGGCGGCTGACATTATCGGTCATTGTCAGTCCTACACGGAAAAGTCCAGAAGCGGGAGAGGGGTTCATATTCTCGTTCGTGGTGAGCTGCCCTTCAAGGGCAAGAACAACCGTGCCGCCGTGGAGATTTACAAGAGCAATCGGTACTTCATCATGACCGGCGAGGTTTTGATCTTTTCCGAGATCATTGAAAACCAGTCAGCGATTGACTATGTGATCGAGAAGTATTTTCCCGACACGCCGAAGGAAAGTAGCTCAGGTACGGTCGCCCCTCAGCGTATCTATTCTCCCATCTATCGCCGCCCTGAAAACGGCAAGCTGCATTTGAAGCCTGAATACCCGCCTATCACACCGGGAAGCCGGAACCTCAGCCTGACTTCTCTGGCGGGTCAGCTCCATAACCAAGGATACACCAAAGCAGAGATTTACAAAGAGCTGTTATACGCCAATCAACAGGCTTGCAAGCCGCCGCTCCCTCAGTCCGAGGTCGAGTTGATTGTTAACAGCGTGACCAGATACAGGAGGTAATTATGAAACCTTATCAGCGTGGCGATGTTGTTATCATTGATGTTCCCATGCTTGCCAACAGTCATATTCAGGCCGGTAAGCGTCCGTGGGTGGTTGTGCAAAACAATGTCGGCAATCAATTTTCTTCCACCAGCATTGTCGTTCCTCTGACCACTAAAATCAAGCGGCTGGAATTGCCGACCCATGTGGCTGTCACTTGGGGTTCTTTACAGCCGAGCATGGTTGAGTGTGAACAGGTGCGTGTCGTAGATGTGTCCGATGACTGGGAGTACATCTGTACTCTGCCCCCTGAGATTATGCGTCATGTGGACACCGCTTTGAAGAACGCTTTCTTCTATGGGGGGGGTGTAGACAGTGGAGAGTGAGAAGAAAATCTGTCCGTTATCAATGAGTTGCCCCGAAGATATTCCCCTCTGCCCCTGCCAGAAACAGCGCTGTGCATGGTGGGACGAAGACTCTCAGGACTGCGCCGCCGTGGTGCTGGCGAGAGCGATGAAGAAAAGGAAGTGAGAATATATGGGTCAATATATCAATCTAACTAACGCCTTAAATGCTGTCCGAGATATTCCTACGGCATTTCATGCTATAAAAAAAATACCTATCGTGAAAACCATTCCTATAACTTGGACTTTGGCAAATGAAGCATTACCTCCGAATGGCGAAAATGTACTTTGCTGGTACGAGTATTTCCGTTACGGAAAGTATAACCGAATGTATCAGACCTTCGGTATCGGATACCAGTTCAATGGAAATTGGGGTGGTGAGGTGGCACAAGGGCAGAAAGCAAAGGTCTTAGCTTGGACACCTTTACCGAAGCCGCCAAAGATGAAAAGAGGTGTTAAAAATGGCTGATGAAATCATGACTGCCCCCGAAGAACAGGCTCTTTTCCAGCTCTCCAATGGTCGCTACATCATGGACGAAGCTCAGTCCAGAGTGATGTTTCAGATTAAAGAAGCACAGCCGGAGCATAGCCACCCGATCAGCGGCACGGGGTATTCGTGGGACGAGTCCGGCATGGCGGAGCTGTTCTCCGAGTGCTACAAGAATGATACCCGCTACTGCCCCGAAGCGAAAAGCTGGTTCACCTACTCCGAAGGTGCATGGCGCAAGGACACGGGTTCTCTGCTGGTAGCGGAGAAGATCAAGGAGTTCTGCCGCCTGATGGCTCTCTACTGCGGTGAGATTGCCAACGAAGAACGGCGTTCTGAGTACATGAAGTTCATCGTAAAGATGGGCGACCGGCGCTTCCGTGACCGGCTGATGAAGGACGCTGCCAGTGTGCTTCCTATCGCTTCGGCAGAGTTTGACGCAAACCCCTACCTTATCAACTGCAAGAACGGCACTTTCGACCTCGAAAAAATGGAGTTCCGGGAACATGACTGGAAAGACTTCCTGACTATGCAGACCAACTTCAACTACACCTTACAGGACGCACGGTGCCGCCGCTGGGAGAAGTTCGTTGCAGAGGTCACTTGTAATGACGAAGACAAGGCTGATTATCTTCAAAAGGCGCTGGGGTACTCCATGCTGGGTATGGCGAACGAGGAATGTATGTTCATTCTCCATGGCAAGACCACTCGCAACGGCAAGTCCACCATGCTCTCGGCAATTCACCACCTTCTCGGTGATTATGCTTCTGTATCCCCCGTATCGATCATCTGCAAGGCAGAGCGCTCGAAGAACGCCGAAGCAGCGAACCCCATGCTGGCTTCCCTGAAAGGCAAGCGGTTCGTCACGATGGCAGAGAGTAATCAGTATGGCAAGCTGGACGAAGAAACGATTAAGCAGCTCACGGGCGGCGAGGAAATCAAAGCTCGGAACCTCTATGAGACTGCCACGACTTTTCTGCCGCAGTTCACCCTTTGGCTTTCCTGCAACGATCTTCCAACCGTCAGCGACAAGTCCTTGTTCGCTTCCGACCGTGTGCGGGTCATTGAGTTCAACCGTCACTTCACCGAAGCGGAACAGGACAAGAACCTGAAAAATGAGTTCCAGACACAGGAAGCTATGCAGGGCATTTTCGCTTGGCTGGTCGCCGGGTACTTCAAGTACAAGCGGTTCGGTCTGAAAATGTCCCCCTCCATGCGGAAGGTGGTCAATCAGTACGAGCGTGACAACGACTTGTGCCTGCAATTCCTTGAAGAACGCTGTGAGCAGGCCGAGGGAGTCAACACCCGCTCGAAGTCTCTGTTTGACGCTTACAAGATTTGGTGCAAGTCCAACGGGTACTTTGCCTGTTCCGCCAAACGGTTCAACGCCGACATGGAAACGCACCCTGAGTGGCACGGCGGCAAGGTCGTGTATCAGGGCTACCCCGTCTACAAGAACCTCAGACTGAAAGGAGCGTCTTAATGAACCGGTCATGTAATTCTATCCTCTGCCGTTTCGGTATCCACACAGCAGACCCGTATGTTCACATTCAGGTCAGGTGTCGGAATGGTTCTCACCGTTGGCAGAGCAATTATGAAGTCTGCAAGCGTTGTGGTAAGCGGCTGAGAAAAATCCGCATTACAAAGGAGCGTCCGTGATGAAGTGGAAAAGGATTAAGTGTTTCCTGACTGGCGGACACCGCCTGTACGATAAGAACCTTCAAACCATTCATGACACAAATGGGTATCACTTCATTAACTACTGCGTGAAGTGCGGTAAGGTGTTCGCTGCGTTCATGGCAGAAGCTGAACTGAATGGCCTGATCGACCGAGATATTGAGCAGTTCAGAAAGGAGAGATTGTATGATCGCAACGACTGAGGAACAACGCCTACTGGAAAAGTGGCAGAAGAAGCTATGTTTGCAGGAGTGGCGCATAAAGCTCGTCACTCACCTTCGCCCCGAAGAAATGTCCGTCAGTAATGCGACTGGGTGTACGGATTGGTCGGAGTCCATCAAGACCGCTCGTATCGAGATCATCAACCCTGCCTGCTATGGCGACCGCATTGTACCGTTCAACTTTGAAAAGACACTGGTGCATGAGCTGTTGCACCTGAAATTCTCTTTCTGGTGTCAGGACGAGTACAGCGTAGCTGACAGGCTTATGCACCAGTACATTGACGATCTCGCAAGAGCTTTGACGGAAGGGGACAGCGATGATGAAGCCTGAATACTGCCCCGATTATGTGGGCGTTGCCTGCGTTGATGGCACTTGCCCTGTTGCCAACTGTGAAGAATATGCTGAGCGGTGTATGCCTGTCATTTCCTGCTGCCGGGACTGCTTCTATTATAAGGGCTGTGAAGACTGTGCAATCTCTGACGATTGTGACCGAATGGAGGATAAACATGAGTAAAAAATGTGTATGCGGTAACGAAATGTTCACCGTCTTCATGTGTCGTAAGTGCGAACACCTTCTGTATGTCGAGGAAGACGAGGACTTTCCTCAGAAGCTCGGAAAAATCGCCGCAAAATCCTGTCCCTGTTGCGGAGAACAGGAAGAAGGTCTGTGGAGACTTCTCGGTCGAGCGGAAGGGTTCGAGGGAACCGTGTTCACGGAGGAAAGTGATGAAGACTGAGAAAAAGAACCTCCGCCGTATTTCCATCGTAGTCACGGCACAGACCAAGGGAAATCTTGAGCGGCTGGCGGCGGTCTGCGGGTATTCAGAGATCGGTCGGGTGGTTGACAAACTCACCCGTGAAAAGATGATCTCCCTCCACGACTTTGAAAGAAAGGAGAAGTACCATGAATGATGTAATGGAACAAATCAAAACGCTTTCTGCCACCTTGGACGAGGAAACCACCCGCTTTAACCCTACCGGCAGACTGCTGTTGCTGGGTTCCTACGAAAGCGTATTTCTGAAAGCGGTCAAGCGCAAGGCCGACCTGTTGGGTATTGACTGTGACCTCACTCAATACCCCTGCCCTCCGTACAAGGCCGTGGTAGTGGACAGAGAAACCGTCCCGTCTGACATTAAGCTCACCGCCGAGGTTGACATTGACCACTCCTACTCACAGGGAATGTCATCGGTGTCTCAGGCAACTTTGGCGCTCCTGCTGGCATTGGACTTGGTTCACGCTAAGGACATTACCATTGTAGGCCGGGGTCATGCCGTTCAGAACTTGGCAAAGTACCTCACCCTCGGTAACGCAACTGTGACGGTAGCGCACTCCAAAACCAAAAGTCTCTTGCAAGCCACAATGAACCGTGATGTGGTGATCTACGCCACGCCGATTATCACGAAAGACATTTCCTACAACACCCGTGATCTGGTCATCGACCTTGGCAACAGTGTTCCTCACCCTGATCGCTTCAACTGTCCCTATGTGAACAGGATTGGTCAGCTCACCGTGAGTGTGTTGCTCAATCGTTTTGCGAGAAAGGAGCATGGGGCATGAGTGACATTCTGACAACTATCGCCGCCGTTGAATGGATTGTTGTAGGCTGTCTATTCCTCTGGCGACTGCGCCACTGGAACCGCCGCTTTTCGGAACTCTATGACGAGCTGCGAAAGGAGATCGACCATGAATAAGGAAGACGCTCACATCGTTGTGGCGATGGCAAATCATAGCATGAATATTGGTGAAGTCTCTCGTCAACTTTTCATGCACAGGAACACCGTGACCTATCATCTGGACAAGGTGAAGCGGCAGACCGGGTTAGACCCTCGGCGGTTCTATGATTTGGTCGAGCTGGTGAAGATGGCTCAGGAGGTGTTGGAAAATGGGTCTTGATATTACGGTCATGGAACGCAAAGATGCCCGTTGCCCTCATTGTGGTGAAGTTATCACCACGGTAGATGTTGCCAGCACCGACAGCGGTGGTCGGCTCTGGTACGACTTTCTGGAAAAGCTCGGCTACTATGTTCCTTACGAGAAGCGAACCAAGGAGAACGACTGGTACGGCAAGGACATGGTTCTTGACAACGAGCAGGCAAAGCAGCTTGCAGACTACGCCGTAAAGAAAGAGGTCTACAACTGGGACGGCGTGGAGTGGATTGTGACGGAAGCACTCGCCCACGGAAACAAGGTGGTTATCAACGCTGACTGGTAGTTAGGTGATAAAGGTGATAAAGGTGAGTGTTTTTGCAAAGACTTTTTTCAAATTGGCGTGTTTTGAAAAATTGTTTTTTGTATTTTAGGTGAGTTAGGTGAGTAATCAGGCATAAATGCCTATAACTCTCTCTTATACGCGCGTATATAGAAATAGTTATAGGGAAATGCACCCGATTACTCACCTTTATCACCTTGGCGACTTTGAAAGGAGAATACGACTATGGCAGATGAAATTGTAGAAAAGCGTGGTCGGGGCAGACCGAAGGGTACTGGCGGCAATAAGCGGCCTGACAGAACTGACGCTCTGAGCGTTCATATGGAGCCGGGTGAAAATCGGAAATATATTACCCACTCGCTGAGAATGTGGGATTGGGAGACACCCGACATGAAGGAGCCTGCACAGGTTAAGGAACGCATTGGTCAGTATCTTGAAATCTGTGCTGAGGACGATATGAAGCCAAGCGTTGCAGGAATGGCATTGGCTTTCGGAGTACACAGGAAAACATTATGGGCATGGGCTAATGGTATCGACAGCGACTATTTACCCCCCGCAAGCCGTGACCTTATAAAAAAAGCGTATCAATTTTTGAACGCACAAATGGAAGATTACGCACAGAATGGAAAGGTCAATCCCGTCACGGCAATCTTCCTGATGAAGAACCATTTCGGCTATGCGGACAAGCAGGAGGTCGTGTTAACACCCAACCAGCAGCTCGGAGAGCAGGTTCCCGCCGAGGACTTGGAGAAGAAGTATCTCGAAGATGTGGTGGGTGCATCCAGTGACTATGACTCGGAGGACTGAGCGACTTTCACGACTTTTGCGACTATGGCTTACGACTATGCCGAGCGACTTTGCGACTTTCCCACGACTTTCACGACTTTCGCCCGAACGACTTTCACGACTTTCCGGCGAGGGTCTGCGACTTTGACAGAGCTGCCGATCTCCCCACGGGGTCGGCGGCTTTTCCTTTCCCCGGCTGATCGGCGGCGGGTTCCACTGGGGCGGCGTGGGCGCTGCCGGGGTTCCGGCCTGATCGGAAAACGGAAACATTTTTCAGCCCTTTATATTGTATAGCTGCCCTATTTGCAAAAAATCTTGATTTTCTTTTATATTTACGCTTGACAAGTAAATGCAAATATGCTATCTTGTATTTACCGAAAGGCAGTAAATGCAAATTGAATTTTGAAAGGGGCTTATATTATGAAAAAGATTTTTGATTTACCCGTTTGCGGTTCTGATCGGGCAAAGAGTTTTTACGGAAAGGCGAAAATCATTGAAACGGAAAACGGCGAAAAAGTTTTACAGTCCTATAATACTTTTGTTTGTCGTATCACGGCGGCGGGGCGGTTCGTTCGTATGTGGGGCGGTTATTCCGCTACTACAATGCGCCATGTAAATAGTTTTCTTTCATTCTATGATATGAACGGCGGCGGGAAATCGTGGTGGGATATACAGCCGGTAGAAACGGAAAAGCCGAAAGCGGCGGATATGACCCCCGCCGAAAGTTTGAAAGCTATGTATTACCGCCGTTCCGCTAACAGTGTGAATTATTGAAAGGGGGTGTAATAAATGAAATTCAAGACAACACAAAAGGAAATCCGGGCGAATTACAATAAAATTATTTGCGTTCCCTTTTGCGGTTTACAAAACCTTTTGAATTATGAAATCCCCGTTGCGTACACGGTACGCCGTGAGGGGTGGGCAGCTGATATTTACGATATGGGCGGCGGGGTTGCTATTGTAACAGGTTATGCCCCATTCGGAAATATTCGCCCGTCCTATGAATTGCGGGAACGGTACGAAACGCAAGCCGAAAAAATCCGCTATGATTATAGCCTTTCCTATGAACAACAGCAGGAAAGCCTGAAAAGCCTTGCAAGGGATTTTATAAAGGGGGTTTGCAATTATGAATAAACGGGAATATTGCGAAAGCCGGGAAAGCATTGCTTATTATAGCGGCTTGAATGGCCTTGAAATCAAAGGTATTGAATACGGCATTAACGATCATGTTTATTGCGTGTCGGGTTGTTGGTATGGCGGGAAAGCGGCGCAGCGTTTCCACCGTTGTAAAATCTACTACCCCGTAAACGGGAAAGATAGCGCATTTTTTAGGGTTGACGGGTACAAAATCCCGCTCGATGAATGTATAAGAATGGGGGTTTAATTATGAATTATATTTTTAAAACAACGGCAACAATGAAAGAATACAACAATAAAAAGTGGTACATTGACGGCGGTATTGTTTCGGATATGCGCATAGATGCGGATAGCGTGGAAAATGCGCTTGAAATTTACCGGGAACGGGTGGAAGAAAAGCATTGCATCATTATTTCCAAAAATGCCATTAAAAACAAGTCGGAAATGTTCGTTGATCTATTGGACGGGGGCGCAAAACAAGTTGGCTATGTTATCACGGGTAAAACAGAATTTGACAAGGGCGATTATACCGGATACAGCACACAATATATTGATTTATGGGTAACAATTCTAACTGTTGTTGATACGGTATTTTAACGGGGGTGTAAAGCATGGTATACGCAAGGAAAAAGCACGGCGGCACAAGCTGCTATCTTGTATCCCCCGATATGGTACAAGCGTTTATACGCTATGAAACATGGGCGCAAGGGGTTGCAAATTGCTTTTGTAATATCACGGTAAAGCCATATAAAGGCCGGAAATACAATCCCGCTTTTGTTTGGGTGTGCGTTGGTTGAAAGGCGGTGAAAGCGTGTATTTAATTCTTTTGTTGCTTTTGCTGCTGTTTCAAATCCTGATTGAAATATTGAAATTGAATAAGTGAACGCCGCCCCGGTGCTATTCCGGGGCGGTTGTTTTTTTGCGCTTTTTCGGCCTGATCAGGGCGGCGTGAATGGGTGACGGGGGGCGGGGGATATGCCAGCAGCGGCGAGGGCGGGGTAAGCTGAAAAATACCCGCAAAAAATAAAAAGGCTTATTTACACTTACCTATTGACAATTACATTTACCTATGCTATCTTATATGCAAGAGGTGATCTTATGATGACATTCAAAAACGCAATCGGCTATATCCGAGTTTCCACCGAGCGACAGGCCGATGATGACAAATACGGCATCGAGGTTCAGAAACAGGCCATTCTTCTTTACGCCAACAACAACGGCTATAACATCGTAGACTGGAAGGTCGATGAAATCAGTGGTGCGAAAGATGACCGTCCCGGCCTGAACGAAATCCTTTATGGGGACGATGTAAGCAATCCTCCCTATGAAGCGGTGATCGTATTCAAGAATGACCGTGTGGCTCGTGATACCAAGCTGTACTTCTACTACCTGTATGTGCTGGAAAAGAAGAACATCAAACTTCTGAGTACGCAGGAGAGCTTCACAGAGGGTAGTGAGTTTGCTAACATCTACCGTGCGCTGCTTCAATTCGTGGCAGAGCAGGAGAGAAAGAACATCGCTCTGCGAACCGGCAAGGGTCGTTCCATCAAGGCTTCCTGCGGTGGGTACAGCGGTGGTCGCCGTCCTTACGGTTACAAGGTAGTTGATGGTGTTCTCACCATTGACGAGCAGGAAGCTCCTATCGTGAAGTTCATCTTCGAGAAGCACGAGGACGGCGTTTCCATGCTGGGTATCACGGAGCTGCTGGAAAAGGCGGGATACCAGACCCGTTCCGGCAAGCGGTTTCAGGTGTCCACCATCAAGAGTATTCTTGGCAACCGTCCTTTGTACGAGGGTATGTATAAATACGGCGACATGAATTGGGTCAAGGGTGTTCATGAGCCTATTTTGAAGACGGGGTGCTAAATATGAAAGATCTTTATGGACTTCGCAGTGAAGACATAGATATGCTCAAACAGGCAGGTTACGGTGATGACATATTCTATGTTGGAAATTATGGAATATCCGATATAACCGGAGAGCAACTTTTCTTTATTTCGTTTTATACTTCCGAGCAAAAGAATAAAGCCTATAAATATCTTTATGAAAGCAAATGAGGGGGTAAGAAAGGTTGGGTGAAATGAAAAAGATGGCATGGCTGATCGGGCTGGCGGTTATCGTAGTCTTCTTTCTGGTCGGGTGTTCTAAGCAGGACTCGCCGGAACCTGTTGCGTGGGACTCGGCTCTTTCCGAAGCCGGGTTCACCGATGACGAGATCGCAAGCTACCGCAAAGTGTTTGACACTATTGGTGTGACCGATTTTCACGATGTTTCTATCGTAGATAATGACCCGATGACCGTGATTTGTGGTAAAATCTATGACAGCGAGGATTTGCAGCTCAATGTGACGCTGGAAAATCGCCAGATCATCTATGTAGAGTTGGCTGGTATTCCTGATACGAAAACAGAAGCCTATTTCAACTGGCGTGGCAAAGTGAAATGGAAAACAGTGCACACGATAAAAACAGTTGAGTTGTACTCTGACACCGAGGGCGGTTATTTAGGGGTTCTGGATTGGGACAATAAGACGATTTCGGAGTATGAGGGCTGATACCATGAGATTTTTTCTCAATATCATCGGATATTTCCTGATAATCAGTTCTATTTTGCTGGTTTTGGCGTTTGTGATACCGAAAATTCTATAATCGGCTTCTGTAAGGGCAGGAGTGACGGCCATGACGGGCTATCTGTGTAGAAATGCACAGGTAGCTCGTTTTTTGTTGGAAAGGAAATGCACATGAATTATGAAAAACTCTCCGGCTCTATTCGAGCCGTGATCGACCGGCGACCGGGAGACAGCGGAGCGTACAGTGACCTCTTTTCTCTGTGCCGGGAGTGGGAAACCGAGGATTTCTCGGCAGCTCATAAGGCTAACAAGGAGCTGCTGACGCTTTCTGCCGATCAGGTACGACACGGCGGCGGGGTTAAATTCTATGAACAGTGGCGGCGGTGTCTTCTCTTTGAAGCGCCCCATGATTTTGACTCCTTCATGACCTACATTGAACTCGACCGCAAGCCGGAAAAGCGGTTCTATGCTCCCCGGAAACACTATCTCAGACCGATGGTACAGGGGTTTCAAGATGTTCTGGACGGGAAGCTGCGTCTTTTGACGATCTCCATGCCGAAACGAGCGGGAAAGTCTCAAACGGGTATCAATTTTGTGAATATGCTCTCCGGGAAGTTCCCTGACCGCTCGACCCTGATGGAAGGGACAGGCGATGACCTTGTAAAGAGCTTCTACAATGGTTGTCTGGAATACCTGACAGTTCCCAACGAATACCTATTTTACGATGTGTTCCCGGACGCACGGCTGGTACAGACTAACGCTGACACGAAGACGGCGAACCTGAAAAGTAAGTCCCGTTTCCCCACCATTATGTGTCGTTCCATTGACGCTCGGCAGGTGGGCTTGTCCGAAGCCACCAATGTCCTCTACCTCGATGACTGCGTGGAGGGTCGTGAGGAAGCGAAGAACCGCCAGCGGCTTGATGATAAGTGGGAAGTGATCTCCGGCGATATTATGGGTCGTGCCATTGAAGGTACGCCGATGGTCTTTACCGGCACTCGCTATTCCTTGTATGACCCCATCGGTCGTGTGCAGGAACACGCACAGCGGGAGGGCTGGGCTTGGAGAGCGATTGAGATACCCGCTCTCGATCTTGTGACGGACGAGAGCAATTATGAATACGAGCGGGAGGGCAAAAAGGTTTTCACCACCGCCTATTTCCGGGAGCAGCGGGAGCTTCTGAGCGCAGAGCAGTTTGAAAGTGAGTTCCAGCAACAGCCCTTTGAAGCGAAGGGTCTGCTGTTCAACAAGGACGAGCTGAACTACTTCTTCGAGCTGCCGAAAGACCGTGACCCGGATACCATCATCGCCGTTGGCGATACGGCGGAAAGTGGCTCTGACTCGACCTCTATGCCGGTGGCGAAGATTTACGGCAACGATGTGTATATCGTTGATGTGGTCTTTGATGACTCTCCCGCTGAGGTGACGAAGCCGGAATGTGCCAAGTGCCTGATCGAGAACAAGGTTGCTTCCGCCGTCTTTGAGTCCAACAACGCCGGTCAATATTATGCCAGAGATGTTGACCAGATCATTCGGGAGCGTGGGTACTCCGTTGGTATCCGCACGAAGCGCACGATTTCCAACAAGCAGACCCGTATTGAGTTCGCTTCCGACAATATCAAGAAGAACTTCTACTTCAAGCACCCCTCCACCTACAAGCGGGGCAGTCAGTATTGGAACTTCATGAAGGAAGTGACCACCTACACCCGCTCCGGCAAGGTTCCGCACGATGACGCTCCTGACTCCCTCTCTCTGTTGGAGAACGAAATCCGTATGTTGTCCGGGGGCAAAGTTGAGGTTTTCAAACGGCCTTACTGAAAGGTTGGTTTTGACAAATGTTGTGGCGAATGGTATGATAAAAGGTTAGTATTGACAACCATTGGAGAGTTTGATACAATGATAAGAGAGATAATAGGTAGAGGGAAGGAGGTGCTGTAAGTGGGTGCGAGAGCGTTGTTTGGTCGCCGTGTGATCTATACCGATGTTGCCGAAATCAATGCCGGGAACATCATTGATGTTCTGCAAAAGGCTTTGTTCGTCCATCTGCAAAACAGCGCCGACATTGACTATCTCTATCGGTACTATCGTGGAGATCAGCCCGTGCTTTACCGTGAGAAGGAAGTACGGCCTGAAATCTGCAACAAGGTCGTTGAAAACCGAGCCAATGAGATCGTGTCCTTCAAGGTCGGCTATCTGATGGGGGAACCCGTTCAGTATGTGAGCCGAAGCGATGACGAGAGCATTTCCGCTGAGGTCAGCCGCTTGAACGATTATGTTCTCAGTGAGGATAAGCCTGCCAAGGACAAGGAACTGGCGGACTGGTCGCACATTGGCGGCACTTCCTATCGCATGGTGCTTCCCGATGGGGAAGCCGATGCAGAGGAAGACGAAGCCCCCTTCGAGATTTTCACCCTTGACCCCCGCTTCGCTTTTGTGGTCTACTCCACCGCCCTCGGCAACCCTGCCATGATGGGCGTGAAGTATGTGAAGGACGAGAACGGAAACCTGATTTTCAGTTGCTACACCCGTGACCATTACTACGAGGTGGAGAACACTTGGGCGATCATTCGGAGCGAACCTCAGATTTTGGGTATTCCTATCATCGAATACCCGGCGAATAAGGCTCGGCTGGGCGCTTTTGAGATCGTCCTCCCTCTGTTGGACGCTATTAACACCGTGGAGAGCAACCGCCTTGATGGTGTGGAGCAGTTCGTACAGGCGCTCATGCTGTTCCACAATGTTGATATTAACACCGAGGATTTCCACCAGCTTCGTGACGAGGGCGCTATCAAGTACAAGGACATTGACCCGCAGTTCAAGGCGGAGATCGAGTATTTGACCTCGGAGATGAACCAGACGCAGACGCAGACCCTTGTGGACAGTATGTATAACACCGTCCTGACGATCTGCGGTATGCCGAACCGCAACGGTGGTTCTTCCACCAGCGATACCGGTTCTGCGGTCATCATGCGTGATGGTTGGTCGGCGGCGGAAGCCAGAGCGAAGGACTCCGAGCTGATGTTCAAGCAGTCAGAGAAGGATTTCTTGAAGCTGGTTCTGCGTATCTGCCGTGACCTGAGCGACCTGACACTGAAACTCAGCGGTCTGGAAATCCGCTTTACCCGCAGAAATTACGAGAATATCACGGAAAAGGCAAATGTGCTGACTGTCATGCTTGCCAATCCGAAGATCGCCCCGGTTCTGGCCTTTACTCATTGTGGTTTGTTCTCTGACCCGCAGCTTGCGTACCGTATGAGTATGGATTACGCTGAGGAACAGGAGAAAAAGGCCGCTGAACTCGCAACCAAGCAGAAGGAGGTTAATCCTGATGGAAAAGGAAATCCGCCTGACCCCGGAAGCGGTCAGGAAGATTGAGGAAATCTTGACTACGGGAAAGACCGTTGAGATTGCCGAGCGGCACGAGAAAGTGGTTGTTTGGGCGGTCAGCAGCAAAAAGAAATATGAACAGCCTATCGCATAGGTGATAGGAACAGCCATTACGGGCTACTGATACCGAAAAGGTATTGGTAGCCCTTTTATTTTTCCTTCCAATGCCCTCGGAGTTTTCGGACAGTCCGTGAAAGCTCAGTCTTTTCGGAGATATGAGAAAGGCGAAGACAATAATTTGACCGCCGTAAGGCGTTGAATGGTCAGGGAAGACCTTAATCGCAAACGGGAGACAACCCGTAAAAACAGAAAATAGTGCTGAGTGAACAGCCTTGTTAAACGCAGGAGGTAATCATTATGGCAAAGATCGACACCAGCAAAATCACGGGCTATGCGGAAATGTCTGCGGAAGATAAGCTGAAAGCTCTGGAAGCGTTCGAGTACGAGGACAACGCTGCCGAGCTGGAAAAGCAGAAAGCCGCTGTTTCCAAGGCCAACTCCGAAGCCGCTGAGTGGAAGCGTAAGCACAACGCTCTGTTGGGTGAGGACGAGAAGAAGAAGCAGGAGCAGGAGGAAAAGTTCGCCAACATGGAGAAGGAGCTTTCCGAGCTGCGGGAAGCCAAGCGTGTTTCCGAGTTCAAGGCCAAGTTCATTGCTCAGGGCTATGACGAGGTTCTTGCTGAGGATACCGCAAAGGCGATGGCTGATGGTGACTCTGCCAAGGTGTTTGCCAACCAGCAGAAGTTCCTTGACGAGTATGCGAAACAGGTCAAGGCTGACGCTCTGAAAAAGACCCCCAAGCCCGCTCCCGGTGCCGGTGGCGGTACTGGCGAGATGGATTACGCCAAGAAAATCGAGGAAGCACGGACAAACGGTGATTTCGCCGCCGTTGCTTACTACACCCGCCTGCAAGCCGAAGTGGAAGCGCAGGCGAAAAAAGAGTAAAGGAGAGTTTTTACTATGGCAGATCAGTTTGCTATGAGTCTCGGGGTACTCAATTACTCCGGTATGCTCTTTAACAAGGGCAACACTCGCACCCCTTTAAGTTCTATCATCGGCGGTCGTGCCAAGACCACGAACCATGTTGAGTTCGTGACCGGTCAGGAGTTCACCTCTGGCGGCGGCGCTCAGCCTGCTATCAGCGAGAGTGCTTCTCTGACCGCCCCTGACGCTACCGTTGTGACCCGTGCGCAGAAGACCAATGTGACTCAGATCTTTCAGGAGTCTGTGGGCATTTCCTACGGGAAGATGTCTAACATGGGTACTCTGAGCGGTATCAATGTGGCGGGTCAGCAGGCCAACCCCATGAATGAGCTGGACTTTCAGGTTGCCGCCAAGATGATGAAGGTCAATGCCGACATTGAGTACACCTTCATTAACGGTGTCTACAACAAGGCCACTGATGACACCAAGATCAACAAGACCCGTGGTCTGGTTCCCGCAATCACTTCCAACACTACGGCGATGGCTTCCAAGCCCCTCGGCCTGTGGGATATTGCCGACATGGTGAAGAAGATTTACGGCGCTCACGCTCCCACCGATGGCCTGTGCCTGTGGTGTGACGCTGTGACCATGTTCCAGATCAACGCTGACGCTGTTCAGAACGGTCTGACCGTGGTTCCCGCTGCCCGTAACATCAACGGTATCTCCCTGTCCAGCGTGGTCACGCCCATCGGCGTTGTCTACCTGTATCTTGGCGAGTACCTGCCTGCCGGTACTGCCCTGCTGCTGAACCTGAGCGTTCTGGCTCCCGTTTATCAGCCTGTCCCCGGTAAGGGCAACTTCTTCCTTGAGCCGCTGGCAAAGGTCGGCGCTGGTGAGAAGTATCAGCTCTTTGGTCAGATCGGCCTTGACCACGGCCCTGAGTGGTTCCACGGTAAGTTTACCGGCATCTCTACCGAGTTTACCGCTCCCACTTACAGCCGCAGCGTCTTCATCGCCAATGACGCAAACAACCCCGTGAACACTAAGGCCGTTGCTGGCGGCTAAGAGTGGCGCAGGAGTAAAACAGAGATTTTAGAAAGGAAAGGTGGAAAGCATGACGGACGCTGAGAAGTTGAAAATGGTGAAAGCCATGACCGGCGAGACAGACGAGGACACGCTTTCCACCTACCTTTCTATCGCCGGAAACAAGGTGTGCCGCAAGGCATACCCCTTTGACCACACCGTGACCGCTGTCCCTGACCAGTACGCTCACATTCAGGTGGAGATCGCTGTGTATCTGCTGAACAAGCGGGGAGCCGAAGGGCAGACCGCTCACAGCGAGAACGGTATCTCCCGCTCTTATGAGGACGGCGATGTGCCGCCTACGCTGCTGAGGGACATTGTTCCCTTTGCCGCTGTGATGGGAGGTTGAGTGCATGAGGACGCTGAACCGCAACAAATCGCCCTTCTGGTATCTGCTGTATGACAGCAAGGTTCCCGCCAAGGACGAGTACGGCAACGAAACCGGCGAGGAACTGGTGGTTTACAAGCCTGCCGTGGCGATGAACGCCAATATCTCGGCGGCGACCGGCTCCGCTCAGGTGGAGCAGTTCGGTAATTTCGCAGGGTACGACAAGGTGATCGTCACTGATGACCTGAGCTGCCCCATTGACGAGAATACCGTGCTGTTCATCGACAAGGAGCCGCAGTATGACGAGGACGGGAAACCGCTCTACGATTACATGGTCAAGCGGGTCGCCAAGTCCCTCAACTCCATTTCCTATGCGGTCAGTAAGGTGACGGTATCGTGAGTCAGACGATCAATATTCCGCTCTCCGGGAGAGGGATTGAGCGGCTGATACGGGAAACCGAGAACCGGAAGAACCGGCTTCAAGAGCGGACTGCGGTCTTTCTTGACCGGGTAGCGCAGGAGGGCATGGAGAGAGCTTCTGTCAAGTTCTCGCAGGCCGTTTATGACGGCACGAACGATGTTTCCGTGACGGTGGAACCCCGTGGGAACAATGTTCGAGCGGTGGTGGCGACAGGCGGGGCTACTCTGTTCATTGAGTTCGGCACAGGCGTGACCTACCCGGACGATCACCCGGAAGCCGGAGAACTCGGTATGAAGCGTGGCGAATACGGTCAGGGTCACGGCAAGCAGCACTCTTGGGGTTATTACGGCGACCCCGGCACAAACGGAGTGCTGAAAGAAAAGAAGAATGGCGGGTTCGTGGTTATCACCCACGGCAACCCCGCCAATATGCCGATGTACGAAACGGTAAAGGAGCTGCAAGACCGGCTCACGGAAATTGCGAAGGAGGTGTTTTCATGATTGATGTGGAGAGTCAAATCTACACGCCGATTGCGGAAGCCCTGAGAGCGCAGTTTCCCGGTATCTTGGTCAGCGGCGAGTATGTCAACGCTCCTACTCGTTTTCCCTATGTGAGCTTGGTGGAGCAGGATAACTACACCACGGAAGCTCACATGGACAGCGGCGATACGGAGAGGTTCGCCACGCTGATGTACGAGGTGAATGTCTACTCCGATAAGGCAGGCGGTAAGAAATCCGTTTGCCGAAAAATCATGAGGTTTGTGGACGATCTCATGTACGCCAAGAATTTCCGGCGTATTTCTCTGTCCCCGGTTCCCAATTTGGAGAACGCAACAATCTACCGTCTGGTTGCCCGATACAAGGCTGAAACGGACGGAACCACTCTTTATAGGAGGTAAATGAAATGGCTATTTCCACCTACAAGGTTTTTCTGATGAAGAAAGCCGACACTGGTGAACAGTGGAGCAAGCTGATCGACATTAAGGAGTTTCCTGACCTCGGCGGCGAACCCGAAATGCTGGAAACCACCACCCTGAGCGACAATATGCAGACCTACATCGCCGGTATCCAGTCCCTCGATGGTCTGTCCTTCACCGCCAACTACACGCTGGCTGATTTCCAGACCCTCAAGGCTTTGGAAGGCAAGAAGGTCAGCTATGCGGTCTGGTTTGGCGGCACCGAGAGCGATGGCACTGTTACTCCCGATGGCTCTAACGGCAAGTTCAGCTTTGACGGTGAGCTGTCCGTGTATCCCGTGGGCGGCGGCGTGAACGAAGTGGTGAACATGAACATCACCATCGCTCCTTCCACCCCCATCGCTTTCTCCGCAACCTAAGACACCAACAATCGCCGTATTGATAAGGAGGATTTATCATGGCAAAGCAGTTGACTATCAATGACCCCACTACCGGTGTGACCTACACGCTGGAATACACCCGCAAGACCGTTGAAGCGATGGAGAAGAACGGCTTCGTTGCTGCTGATGTGGAGCGCAAGCCTATGACCCTGCTTCCGGCTCTGTTTGCTGGTGCGTTCCTCGCCCATCATCGGTTCGTAAAGCGTGATGTGATCGACAGCATTTACGCTCGTATGAACCACAAGGACGAGCTGATTGCCGCTCTGGTAGAGATGTATAACGACCCCCTGCTGAGTCTGCTGGACGAGCCTGAGCAGGAGGGCAACGAGGGAAACCTGAGCTGGAAGACCGGCTGGTAAGCGACCGATCTTCCAGAAGTGAGGGGGGCGGCGGCGACCATCGCCCCGCTCCCCTTCTCGCTTACACGCCAAAATTTTATGAAGTTTTCCCGTACTATCTTTCCATCGGCATGACCTATGAGCAGTTTTGGGAACAGGATTGCGAATTGGTGAAGTATTACCGAAAGGCAGCGCAGATCAGGCAAGACCTGAGAAATCAAGACGCTTGGCTCCAAGGAGCTTATTTTTACGAAGCTCTTATTGACGCTGCCCCGGTTCTTCGTGCTTTCGCCAAGAAGGGAACCAAGCCCACGCCGTATCGGGAAAGCCCCTATGAGCTGTTCAGTCGGCAGGATAAGAAACAGCAGAAGCAGCTTCAAGAAAAACACGATGACCAAGCCAAGGCATACATGGAAGCCTTTATGGTGTCGGTCAATAAGAAATTTCAAGAGAAAGGTGGTGGCGTAAGTGGCTGACAATGTGGAAATTCAGGGGTTGGAGTTTCAGATCGTCAATGACAGTACGCAGGCGGTCACAGGACTTCAAAACCTGATTAACACGCTCAATCGTTTGAAAACCGCTACCAACGGCGGCGCAACGGGTCTGAGCAAGACCGCTCAGGGTATTCGGGAGCTTTCCAATTCTCTGAAAGGCTTGAACAGCGGTGACGCTTCGCAGAAGATCACTCGGCTTACCAATGCGCTGACCGCTCTGAGTCAGGTTGGGAATGTGAAGATTTCTTCCTCCATCGCCAACCAGCTCACGGCAATCAACACCGCTCTCGCTGGCCTAAAATGGACAGACGGCGACAAGCTGACTTCCCTTGCCAACGGTTTACGCCCTCTCTCCGAGTTGGGTAAGGCTAATATGACCACCTTTATCAATCAGCTCTCCAAGCTGCCGAAGGTGATAGAGGATTTGGAAGCGGCGGACATTGACAAGTTCACACAGCAGATGACCGCTCTTGCCGCCGCCATGAAGCCTTTTGCCGATGAAATGCAGAAGGTGTCCAACGGCTTTTCGGCGTTCCCGTCCAAAATCCAAAAGCTGATTACCAGCACGGAGAAATACAACGCTTCTGCCCGTAAAGCAACCACCACGACCGGGAAGTTCACGAGTGGATTGAAAGCGTTGAATGTCGCTGCTGTTGCAATCACTTTCCGCAAAATCGGTCATTTTATCGCACAGGCGGTCACGGAGTCCAATAAGTACCAAGAAGACTTGAACCTGTTCACGGTTGCCTTGGGGCAGTATGCCGCAGAAGCTCAAAACTACGCTGAAAAGGTGTCCGATGTCATGGGTATTGACCCGGCACAGTGGCTCCGCAATCAGGGCGTTTTCAATACGCTGCTGACCGGCTTCGGTGACACGGCTGAACGAGCGCAGCTCATGAGCCAAAACCTGACACAGCTCGGCTACGATATTTCTTCCTTCTTCAATATTTCCATTGAAGACGCTATGCAGAAGTTACAGTCCGGTATTTCCGGCGAGTTGGAACCTCTGCGGCGCTTGGGCTACGATTTGTCGCAGGCACGATTGGAGCAGACCGCTTTGAACCTTGGTATCAAGGAAAGCGTTGCAAACATGACGCAGGCAGAAAAGGCCGAGCTGAGATATTACGCCATTATGACTCAGGTAACGACCGCTCAGGGTGATATGGCGAGAACGCTGGAAGCTCCCGCAAACCAGCTTCGTATCTTGCAGGCACAGCTTACACAGGCCGCACGAGCGATCGGTAACATCTTCATTCCCGCACTGAACGCAATTCTTCCCTATGCAATCGCTGTTGTTCAGGTCATTCGAGAGATCGCCAATGCCCTTGCCAACCTTGCGGGTTTCAAGTTGACGGAGGTGGACTATTCGGGAGTGAATAGCGCTGCTGTCGGAGCGGGGTCTTTGGCTGATAATCTCGATGACGCTGCCGGTGCTGCCAAGAAGCTGAAACAGTACACCGCAGGCTTTGACGAGCTGAATGTCTTTGCTCCTAACACGGGAAGCGGTTCCGGGGCGGGTGCTGGCGGCGCAGGCGGATTTAATTTCGATTTGCCTACCTACGATTTCCTTGGTGACGCTGTGCAGACCCGTATCGGTGAAATCAAGAAGATGATTGAGGACACTCTCGCAGAGATCACCACGATTGTTTCCGGCTTTATGCTGGCGGTAGGTGCAATTCTGGTCGTAACCGGCGTGAATATTCCGCTGGGTGTCGGCCTGATGGCGGCGGGTGCGGTCGGCCTTGCGGCTACCGTTGGACTGAATTGGACTGCTATGAGTAGCGAACTGGCAAGTACGCTGGCTCTCATTACAGGTGTTGTCGGCGGCTTCCTGCTGGCTCTTGGCGCAATTATGGCGTTCTCCGGGGCGAACCTTCCTCTTGGTATCGCTTTGATGGCCTTGGGCGGGGCAAGCCTTGTATCTGCCGCTGTTATCAACTGGCATAACAGTGACCAACACCTCACTGACGCTTTGACCACCTTAACGGGAGTTCTGGCAGGTGCTTCTCTGGCGGTAGGCGCTATGTTGGCCTTTACCGGGGTTGCAACCGGGCTGGGTATTGCGCTGATGGCTGTTGGTGCTGTTACGCTCGTATCTGCCGCAGCTCTAAACTGGAACAGTATCCCGGACGCTCTGGCTTCTCCCTTGTCCAGAGTAGGATTGCTGGTCAGCGGAGCAACCTTGGCACTCGGCGCTATCCTCGCCTTCTCCGGGTGTATGCCCCTCGGTATTGCGCTGATGGCGATTGGTGCTACTTCTCTGGTTTCCGTAATGGCTCTCAACTGGAATGGCCTGAGTGATGAAATCCAGAATGTGATTGCCATTATTACCACGGTCGTATCTGTGGCGTTCCTCGCTATTGGTGCGGCACTGGCATTCTCCGGGGCGAATATCCCGTTGGGTCTGGCTCTGCTGGCGGCGGGTGCGGTCACAATGGGTACGGCTATCATGCCGAACTGGAATGACCTCTCCGACAATGTTCAGCAGAAGATCAGCATGATTACCACCGTTGTCGGCGGCGCTCTCTTGGCGGTCGGCGCTATCCTTGCTCTGAGCGGAGTCGCCCTTCCTCTCGGTCTTGGCCTGATGGCGGCTGGCGCATTGAGCCTTGGCGCTGTTGCTACCCTGAATTGGGATTTTGTTGTTAATTCTATTAAGAAAGTCGTATCGGTCATCACGGGTATTCTCAGCGGAGCATTGATCGTTCTCGGTGTCCTGCTGTGCCTGAGCGGTGCGGGTGTTGGTCTTGGTCTTGCGGTACTGGCGGCGGGTCTGTCCCTGTCGTATGCGGCATGGACGCTGGACGATAACCCCATTACTCGCTTTGTACGGCAGATGGCGAACTCCATCATTGGACTTGTGAACGGTGTCATTGACGCAATCAATGATATGTTCCACATCCAGTTCAACGGCCTGTCTGTCATGGGTATCACGCTTATTCCGGCGTTTGATATTCGATTGGTGGATATTCCGCATATTCCGTTCTTTGAAGACGGCGGTTTCCCGAACGAAGGACAGCTCTTTATCGCCCGTGAAGCGGGTGCGGAAATGGTCGGTGCGATGGGGCGCAGAACGGCGGTTGCCAACAATGACCAGATCGTTGAGGGTATCTCCGCAGGCGTGTCCGTTGCCAACGATGGCGTGATCGCTGCCATTTACGCTCTGCTGAATGTCGTGGAAGAAAAGGATATGTCCGTTGTCATTGGTGACAATGAAATCGGTCATTCCTACGACCGCTACAAGGAGAAGCGTGGTCGGCAAGTATCTACTGGCGTGTTCGCCAATGCCTACTAAGGAGGGCTGAGGAAATGCAAAGTTTCATTACAATCAATGGCACAAAGTTTCCTCAGCCCCGCAGGGGCTTAGAGCTGCTGTCTGCCACCATCGTAGACTCTGCCAGAAACGCCAACGGCGTTGTGGTAGGCCAGAAGGTAGGCAGAGATCAACAGAAGCTCAACAACCTCTTTTGGGGCTACTTGACAGCGGAACAGTGGTCTACCATGTTGCAGATTTTTGATAAGAACTTCTTTGTGACAGTCACTTATCCCGACATGGTGAACAACCGCTGGACAACCCGAAAGATGTACCCCGGCGACCGCACGGCGACCCCGTACCATCTTGACCCGAACACGGGGCTTCCTGCGGACTACATCAACTGCAAAGTCAACATCATTGACTGCGGCGAACCGTTCTAAGGAGGTGCAGCCGTGAAACAGGTAAGCAACGCTTACAAGCTGTCGATGAAGTCTTTGCTTCGTGAGCAGTCCTTTGTAGAGATCACCTTCTCTCAGGTGGACACGGCAGCGGCAACAGACGGTAATTGGGTCAGCAACGGGGCGCAGAGCTATTCTGAGTTCGACACGCTGGACTACGGATATGATTATCAGGAGTCCTATGCGGCGTTAGAGCTGAACCGGTGGGCGCTGGACGGAAATACGGTCATCATTCCTTCTTCCGGGACGATGTATGACGGCTTTGTTTCGAGCCACATGAGTAATGCTGAGGGCAAGTTCACCACCCCTGCGGTGCTGACTCGTGCTTTCAGCAATCCGCATACCTTCCCCGGCATCACCCTGACTTTTGACACTCGCTATCAGGAATGGCCTGACACCGTGACGGTTGATTTCTACCTGAATGGGACGGTACTGGAAAGTCTGACCCTTCCCGTAGAGGGAACAGAGTTGGTCATCAACACGAAGGTCGCTTCTTGTGACAAGATCGTGTTGACAATGGGGAACACCCTTCCGTACCGCCGACCTCGGTTGCAACAGGTTCTCTACGGTGTGCAGAAGAAATTTGGAAATGATGACATTGTTTCCATTAAGGAGTCTCATGATGTAGACCCGCTCTCCCGCAGACTGCCGCAGGAAACCATGCAGTTCGTTCTTTTGGATTACGAACACAATTATGACCCGGATAACCCGAAAGGCATTTATGCCTATCTGGATAAGAAGTCACCGATTTCTCTCCGATACGGTTATATGCTTCCCACGGGCAAGGTCGAGTGGCTGAAAGCGGACAAGTATGTGCTGAACAGCAAACCGAAAGCTGCCAAAAATCAGGCCACCTTTACAGGGACAGGTCTGGTTGGAAGTCTGACCGGAACCTTCTACAAGAGTAAGCTCGGTTCCAAAAACTTCTACGACATGGCTGAGGAAGTGCTTTTGGACGCAGACCTGACGCTGACAGCGCAAGGTACGCACCCATGGGTGATTGACCCAACCTTGAAGCAGATGTTCACTACGGCGGCGCTCCCCATTGACTCGCACATGAACTGTCTGCAACTGATCGCTCACGCCTGCCGCTGCCGCCTGTTTACAGACGATGACAATATCATTCACATCAAGCCTTTTGGCGTGACTGTGGTTGGTATTTACAGCGGCGTATGGGCGGATAACGGTCATCTGTGGTACAGCGAGTGGGACACTGTTGACCGTGGAAACAAGGTCGGTAACACCTATGCTGCGTTGGAACTGAACCGCTGGACACTGGATGGTGGAGATCAGGTCATTGTCGAAGATACCGACCCCTCCGGTCGAGGGTTTATCAGTGAAGCGATGACTGCGGCAGATGGCACTTATACCACGAAGCCGACCTTCACCAAGACCTTTGATGTTTCTCACGACCTTCCCGTGTTGGCTCTCCGCTTTGATACCCCCTTGGACGAGTATCCCACCTCTATTCAGGTGAAATATTATGCCGGGACGAAGCTGCTGGACACGCAGACTGTGAAGGGTATTACTTCTGCGGAGGTGTTTGTCAACAGCGAAGCGGCGATTGACTGCACCAAAATTGAGGTGACGATGGACGGTGGCCTGCCGTACCGCCGTATGCGGGTGAGCAAGCTCTACTACCGTGAAACGGACTTCACGCTGGACTTTGACTCGATTGATAAGGACTCCCAATCCATCGCAAAGATTGACCAGCTCAAAGCGGTGTCTGTCGCTAAGTATGCGTATACGGCGGCAAATGATACCACCAAACTTTTCGAGGGAACGACCACCGAAACTCAGCTTCATGTCGAGTTCTCTGGTCTTGCACAAGATGTTTCCATCTCTGTTTCTGGCGGTTCGTTGGTATCCTCCAACATTTACGCCAGAGCTGCGGATTTGGTGTTATCCTCCGGCACTAAAACCGTAGTCATTACCGGCAAAACTCTGTCTGAGAACTCGGTGGTCGTTTCCTATCCCGTGGCGCTCGATGGAGAAATCGACAAGGAGGAAAACCCCCTTATCACCAACGATACGATGTGCGCCGCTCTTGCCGATCAGGTGAAAAAGTATCTGCAAATGAGAAACACCTATCAGACAAAATACCGTGGCAATCCTGAGTTGGAAGTGGGCGATGTGATTGGCTTGCAGACGCTCTACACTGATGAAATGGACGCATTGATCTTGGTGGACGAGATCACATTTAACGGCTCTCTGAGCGGAAAGTTGAAGGTGAAAGGTCTGATATGAGCATTATTGATAATCTCGTCTATGACCGCACACAGGCCGATGTAGACAGGGTTTTTACCCTGAAAAACAAAATCCTCACGGAAGGGCTTTCGAGCCTTTCTGCTGAGGAAAAGACCGAGTACATGGCTGGTATGAAGGGTGCTTACAATTACGGGGACATGAACCGTGTGGGGCAGGCGGTAGCCTATATCGCCAACCGCATGACTTCTCTCCCCGGACAGTTGGCGGCATACCGAGCGGAGAAAGGAGTCGCTGATGACCCGATCTACCAGGTTCCGTATGACCCTTCCTCGGTGGTGGTTGCGGCAAAGACGAATTGGGCGATGGGTGATACGCCCACCCAATCTCTCGTGAAAGCCTACTTGAACAACCTAACGGTTCTCCGAAAGCAGCTCACGCTTCCCCCGGACGCACCATTGGTTCCGAGCAGTCTGGACAATCTCACTTTTTCCACGGCAAACAACATTGAATATCTCCTGTATGTCATCGACACAACGCTGACCGAGGTAGAAACCGAGCTGTATTCTAAGATCGACCGCACGGTGGACGCTTTCGCCTATGTTGGTCTGTATAACTGCGGAGAGTAAGGAGGAAATTTCATGAAAGATACTGTCATCAAGGGCAACGGTAAGTCCCGGTCTATCAAGGCTCCTACCGATATGCCTGCAACCTTCGAGGAATGGCGCACACAGCTTCTCGCCGGAACCGCCACCCTCGATATTGGTCTGAACGCCGCAGGCTGTGATGTGGTCGGCACAACCATGAGCAAGGCAAATCTGCTATCCGACACCACCAAGTCGGCACTGGAACTGAGTGGCAGCGACCCCACGGTGAATGACGCTCTGTATGCTCTGAGCCAGAAGGGTTCTCCCGCAGAGGTGCGTGTCATCGCTGATATAGGCTCGACCGTCACCATGAGTAGGGGTGGAAAAACTCTGACAGGCAAGGTTGCTTCGACCGGCTATGCCACTCTGTACCCGACCGAGCTGGGTGACTGGACTATCGTGTTTACTTACAACGGTTCTCAGAAAACCAAGGTTTACACGCTGGAAGTCATCGGTATCGTGTATGTCTATCCCTTTGTGGTCGGTGCTACGCTGGAAGCTACCTCTTGGGACAATATCGCCGCTGTTTCCAAGTTCGGTCAGGCTCCGAACTACTGGAAGGTCGGTGACAAGAAGAACATTACTGTCAACGGCGTGACCTATGCGGCGCAGATCATCGGCTTTGACCACGACACTCTGACTACCGCAGATGGCGGTCGCACCAAGGCTGGTATCACCTTCCAGTTGGTCGATTGTTTGAACACGACCTATTCCATGAACGGCTCCAATACCAATGTGAACGGCTGGCGTGGTTCCACTATGCGTACCTCCACAATGGCAACGCTGCTGAACCAGCTTTCCTCTGACCTGAAAAGCGTGTTGAAGTTCGTCAACAAAGTGACCAGCAAGGGCAACAATCAGTCCGGTTTGGAAACCACTTCCGATAAGCTGTTCCTTCTGTCCGAGATCGAAGTCTTTGGTGCTACTCAGTATTCTTACGCTGGTGAGGGTAAGCAATACGAGTATTATACCGCTGGCAACAGCACCATTAAGAAGGTCAATGGTTCTGCGTACAACTGGTGGGAGCGTTCTCCTCGTTCCGGCACCACCGGCGGCTTCTGTCTTGTGCGCAGCGACGGCAACGCCAACAATCGCGGCGCCAGCACCTCCTTTGGCGTGTCCTTCGGCTTCTGCGTTTAATC